ATAAGATGGACTGCAACAGATAATTCAGATCCAGTCAATAATTTTAATTGGGATGCATCAGCGCTAGCTTGGGTGTCCGCATAAGGAGACTCATATGGCTAGTCCTTCAGCCTCAACAAATGGTGGTATAATTGGAAAAAGTAATCTAGCTTCTTTCGGTAAAGATACTATTACAACTAAAACATCTACAGGAACTTTAACTACACGAGCAGGCACTAGAGTTGTACGAATCGTAAATGTTGCGGGTGGAGGTGGTGGCTCTGGTCCATCTGGAGGTGGAGGCGGAGCCGGTGGTTTACTTTGTAAAGAATATAATGTTTGTGGGAGTGCCCCTTATACAGCAACTATTGGTGGTGGAGGAGCTGGTAAAAAATGTGCAGTAGGAACTACTGGAACTAATTCTACTTTTGGCCCAACTGGTGGGTGTGTTCAATCTACCGCATTAGGTGGTGGTGGCGGAGGATATGAACCAGATGTCGCTGGTGGACCTGGTGGTTCAGGTGGAGGAGGAAGTAAATGTGGAGCTGGTGGTTCTGGAACTGCATGTCAAGGAAATGCTGGAGGAACTGGAGCAGGTAATCCTCAGTCAGGTGGTGGCGGTGGTGGAGCTGGAGCAGTAGGTGGAAATGCACCGGGAGACCCAACTGGTGGAGCTGGTGGAGCCGGAACAGATGTAAGTCCTATTTATGGATGTGTTGGTCCAACATGTTCAGTTTTCGCTGGAGGTGGTGGCGGCCGAGGTAGTACTACTGGTGGACCAGCTGGATCAGGTGGTGGCGGAACTGGAGGTGCTGGTACTTCAGGTACGGCAGCAACTGCTAATACAGGTGGCGGTGGCGGTGGATCAGGAAGTGGTAACTGTGGTGGTGCTGGTGGAAAAGGAATTATAATAGTAAAAGAATTAACTAAAGCAAGTGGTGTATGGTCACTACAATCTCAAATGCAAGCTCTCTCTCAAGGAACATGGCCCAAAAAATTATTTAATTTTTCAAGTATTGACTTTTTAGTAGTTGGTGGTGGCGGAGGTGGAGCTGTTGATAACGCTGGAGGTGGTGGTGCTGGAGGTTATAGAGCTTCTGGTTATGGACCGGCTCCGTTACAAGCATCAGCTCTTTGTATGTCGGTAGAATCAAATGTTTTTGACATAACAGTAGGTGCAGGTGGAGCAGGACAAGAAACCCCATCTCCAAATCCCCCTTCCAACATTGGTAATGATGGAACTGATTCAATATTTAATCCAGGTGGAAGCGAGGGAGAAGATATGATTACAGCAACAGGTGGTGGTGGATCTGGGGGTCAAGAAGATGGAGGAAGACCAGGAGGATCTGGTGGTGGTGCAGGTTCAAGATGTCAAACAGGTGGATCTGGTAATACACCTCCGTTTAGTCCATCTCAAGGAAACGCAGGTGGAAATAGTACAGCTTCCTCTGGAGGAGCTGGAGGTGGTGGCGCAACAGCTTCTGGTAACCCCGCACCTGGCAGTAGTGCAGGAGCTGGTGGAGCTGGAGCACCTAATACAATTAATGCATGTGGAACACCCTTTTCAATAACTACATTTGCTGGCGGTGGTGGTGGAGGTGGAAACCAACAAAATCTTCCAGGACAACCAGGTGGATCTGGTGGTGGAGGAGCAGGAGGTAGATGTGGAACAGCTACTTCAGGAACAACTAACACTGGTGGTGGCGGAGGTGGATCTGGTCAAGATTATGGAAGTGCTGTTGGTGGATCTGGAGGATCTGGAGCCATTGTAATTAGAACACCGTCTGCGTATTCATTAGCAGTAACCCCTGGTACAAATGCAACCGCAGCTCACCCTGGTGGCGACAAACTAGCTACATTTACAGTTTCTGGAACATTGACTATTACATAATTGATCTAGATCAATTCTTTTTATTTCACTTTACTCTATCTTTAAATTAATATAATACATATGTATAAAGAAATATGGATAATAAATATATTTATTGGTGGTTTAAAAACGTGTTCTCCCCAAATGAAATAAAAAAGTTAAATAAAAAAGTTAAAAATAATGTTGTTGATGAACAAGACAACCCCGCAAGTGCCACTAAAAACACAAGTGTTTCACCTGTTGACCCGCGTTCAATAAAAGAATTAGATAAAGTTTATGAGCATATTTATGAAGCTAACAAAGAAAACTTTGGGTATAATTTATATGATTATCATACTGAAAGAAAAAATTTTATAAATTATAATGTTTATGATTCTATCAAAAAAGGTGAATATAAATATCACTCAGATGGGATGTATACACATCACTCATCTGATATTAAATTAACAGCTATTTTAAATTTATCTCTCAACAAATATGAAGGAGGAGATTTTTATATAAATCCTTTTGGACAAGAAGAGATAGTAGAATGCATAAACACACCAGGTCATTTAGTAGTTTTTCCATCTTGGTTTTTACATAAAGTAACACCTGTTACAAAAGGGGAAAGAATTAGTTTGTCCATGTGGATAAAAGGACCTAAACTTAAATAAATATGAATCTAACAAACTATTATTGGTATTTTCAATCAGCAATTCCTCACAGAATTTGTGATGATATTGTACGTTATGGAAAACAATTAGAAGATGGCTTGGCTACTACAGGTGGATATGGAGATCCTAAAAAATTAAATCAAAAACAAATAAAAGATTTAAAAAAGAAAAGAGATTCCAACATAGTTTGGATGAGTGATAGATGGATTTATAAAGAAATACAACCTTATGTTCATGAAGCCAATAGAAATGCTGGTTGGAATTTTCAATGGGATTTTTCTGAATCTTGTCAATTTACAAAATATAATAAAGGTCAATACTATGACTGGCATTGTGATGGCTGGGATAAACCCTACCAAAGAAAACAAGGTGATCCATCACACGGTAGAATAAGAAAACTATCTGTTACACTAACACTCTCCGATCCAAAAGAATATAAGGGTGGAGAATTAGAATTTGATTTTAGAAATTTAGATCCCGATAAAAAACCAAACATTAGAAAGTGTAAAGAAATATTACCTAAAGGATCTTTGGTGGTATTTCCTGGTTTTGTGTGGCATCGAGTATGCCCTGTTAAAAAAGGATCTAGATATAGTTTGGTTATCTGGAATCTAGGATGGCCATTTAAGTAAATGATAAAAACAATGGATCAAGTTTTACCAAAAGAAATTAATAACGATATTATTAAAGTGTTATTAAAACAAAGAGATTGGGGATTTGCATTTGATGATGGTGGGGTAGATAAATTTATAAAGGATGTTATTATAGGAAACACACCTAACAGAGGTTTTAATATTGTAACTTATGATGATGTATTAAACATAAAATTAAATAGTGTTTTAAATATATATGCAGATATAGTTTTTTGTAGAGTTAAAGAATTTTTAAAAATTAAATTTAAAAAACCATCTAGATATTTTTGGAATTATTATGATTCTTCTTCAATTGCTTTTGAACACACGGATTCCAAAGATAAAAATAAAATATCCATATTATATAATTTACACGATAATGATGGAGGAACTGAAGTAAATGGTAAATTTTATAAAAGTAAAGCAGGCCAGGCTATAGTTTTTTCTAGCACTTTGTTACATAAAGGTGTAATGTCAAAAGATAAAGATCATAGATTAAATTTAAATATGATAGGAGAATATAAAAAAGAAACAAAAGAAAGATAGGAGAATATGAAAAAGAAACAAAAGAAAGCAAGAAAAGTAAAGACTCAAAAAGAGTTTGATAAGATATCATGTGGAAGTGCCACAACTTTTCCTAAAGGCTTAGCTCGGGAAGATTTTTTTAAATGTCCTATATGGTTTGGAGATGCTCCTCAATTTGTTGATGATTTAAATAAAGCATCTGACTCTTATATTGAAGCTGCAAAGAAAAATTTAAAAAAAGATATTGATAAAAGAAATAAAAAATTTGGTAACAAAGGAGATATGGGAAACGTATTTCATTCTACCAGTCTACTGGGAGATCCTCATTTTCACGAACTTACACATTATATAGGAGCTACAGCTCATAACTTGTTAGGAGAAATGGGTTTTGATTTAACAAGTTATCAAGTCTTTACCACAGAAATGTGGGTACAAGAATTTGCTCAAAAAGGAGGAGGACATCATACACTACATACTCATTGGAATGGTCATATCTCTGGCTTTTATTTTTTAAAAGCTACTGAAAAAACATCTAGACCTATATTTGAAGATCCACGAGCCGGAAATATGATGAATCTTTTACCTCAAAAAGAAGCCACTAAATTAACTTATGCTAGTCATCAAGTGAATTATGAAGTAAAGCCAGGGAGAATGATATTTTTTCCATCATACCTGCCACATCAATATGCCGTTGATATGGGTTATGAACCATTTAGGTTTATACACTGGAACTGTCAAGCTATACCGAAAGGAACAATCAATGTCGTTCAAAAAAAATAAATATACAGTATTAAAAGGAGCTCTTACTAAAGAGATGGCAGATTTTGCCTTTGCTTATTTTTTAAATAAAAGAAAGGTAGCCAGATTTTTATTTGATCACAAATATATTTCACCATTTACCGACTACTGGGGGGTGTGGAATGATCAACAAGTTCCTAATACCTATTCTCATTATGGGGATATAGTTATGGAAACTTTACTACAGAAAGTTAAACCTGTTATGGAGG